GTTGTTGCTATTGGTGCAGTTCAGCTTGGTCGTTCTATGGTTGGTCTTGCAAGTGATGTTGAGGAACAAACGTCAAAAGCTAGAGTCGTATTTGGAAATAACTTTGGTGCTGTCAGAAATGAATTAGAAGCATTTGGTGATGCAGTAGGTCGTGCAACTCCACAACTTGTTAACATGGGTGCTTCTGTTCAAGATACTTTTGTTCCGATGGGTTTTGCTAGAGAAGAAGCATCTAAACTTTCTGTTCAATTAACAAAACTAGCTGTTGATGTAGCATCATTCAATAATGCTTCTGATGAAGAGACCATGAGAGCTTTTCAAAGTGCCATAGTAGGAAACCATGAAACTGTACGAAGATTTGGTGTTGTTATTACTGAAGCAACATTAAAACAAGAACTTAATCGTATGGGCATTAAAAAGAATATGAAAGAAGTGACTAATGCTGAAAAAGTTCAAGCAAGATTAAATCTTATAATTAATGGAACAACCGATGCACATAATGATGCTATAAAAACATCTGGAAGTTTTGCTAATACAACAAAAGCATTATCGTCAGCACTTCAAGAATTAAATGTAGCGATTATGACACCATTACTTCCAGTATTAACAAAAATTGTTAGAAGTTTTGTTAATGCAGTTGAAGCTGTTAAAAGTTTTTTAAGTATTTTAGACGTTTTTAGAGGTGAAAGTTCTGATCTACAGAAAACAAATGATCTTCTGGCTAAAAGAGCAGAATTAGAAACACAACTAGCAGTTAAATTAGCTCAAAGAGCTTTGATTGAGCAAAAATTAGCTGAGTTTGAAAGTGTTTCTACTTTTGGTAAAATTTTATCTGTATTAGGTGGAGAAAACTCTACTGGTATTGCTGGTGCTTTAGGTGAAGCTATTGAAAAAGCATTTCCCTTTTCTGGTACTGGTTTTGAAAGTGAAATTGAAAAGCTGACTAATCAAATAAATTCAATGACCCATGAAATGGATAAGTTAAATGTTAAAATTAGAGATGGTCAGCTAGTAACAGAAAAAAATGTAGAAACACTTAAAGAAGAAGCAGAGGTTCGTTTAACACTTGGAAAATTATTGCCATTTCAAATAAAATTGTTACAGGATGAAACAAAAACTAGAACTTTTTTACATGGTAGACAATTATCACAGATTGAAACATTAAAAAAAGAGCAACTTTTTGCAGATGAATTTGAAAAAGCAATACAAGTTAATAAATTAGAAAGAATAAAAGAAGGTAGACGAGTAAGAGAAGAAGAAGCAAAAAGATTAAAAGCAATAGAAAATGAATTAAGAGATACTTCTATACAAGCATTTGATAGAATTACTGATGCTACTGCTGATTTACTAGATGGTACAACTAAAAACTTTGATGGTATTAGGTCAGCAATGTCAATGTTTCTAAAAGACTTACAAAGAACTATTTTACAATTAACAGTATTTAATAATATCAAAAATAGAATTTTTGGTACAAATCTAACTACTGCTTCTGGTGGTGAAATATTTGATAATATTATAGGATTATTTGCTGGTGGTAGTTCTGGTGGTGGTGGAATGTTAGGTGGTGGTAGTTTTGATTTTTTAGCTGGTGGTGGTCGTGTACAAAGAGGTAGACCAACAATAGTTGGAGAAAGAGGAGCAGAGATGTTTGTTCCTAATACTGGTGGAACAATATTGAATAATATGAATACAAGACGTTTGGGTGGTGGCTCAACTGTTGTCAATCAAACTATCAATGTAGATGCTGGTGTTTCACAAACTGTAAGAGCAGAAATAATAAATCTTCTTCCAGTAATTAAACAAGACACAATTTCATCACTATTAGAAGCAAAAAGAAGGGGTGGTAGCTTTGCTACTGCATTGGCATAATGGCACTAAATTATACAGCATCATTTCCATTATCATTACCTACATCACCATCGAATTTTCAGAAAAGTCGTTTTGAATTAGAAAGAAGAAGTGCCATCACTGAAAGTCCATTTACTGGGAAACAGCAAGTACAATTATTTGCTGGTTACAGTTTCTGGAGAGCAACACTTACATTGCCACCTATAAAAAGAGCAGATGCTGGGAACTGGACAGCCTTTTTTGCAAAGTTAAGAGGTCGCTCTGGAACATTTTTATTAGGTGACCCAGATGGAAGTAAACAAGGTAGTGGCACTGGAAGTATTACTTTAGCTTCAGCGACAGCAGTAGGTGATACAAGATTATCTACAACTGGTTACAATGAAAGTAGTGGTGTTGTTTTAAAAGCTGGTGATTATATTTCAATAGCTAACGATTTACACATAGTGGTGAATGATGCAACAAAGTCATCAACAAATGTCAATGTTGATATAGAGCCACAAATTAGGGCAGTGCATAATCAAGGTGCAACAGTTGTTATATCTGGAGCAAAAGGTGTTTTTAGATTAGATACAGAAGTTGCTGGATGGGAAGCAGACCAAGCATCTTTATATGGTTTTACATTTAGTTGTAGTGAAGCTGTATGACCAGAACACTAACGACAGCAGTATCAAACCTTTTAGATGATGAGTTAGTAAAACCTTTTTTAGCTGTAAAGTTACCATTTCCATCTGGTGGCACATTAAGATTATGGACAGGACATGGTGATATTACTGTCGATAGCGAAACATATTCTGGTGCTGGACAATTTCTTGGAATATCCATAGTTGAGGAAAGTGAAGAAGTAAAGGCAACTGGAATAACACTTACATTATCTGGTGTACCATCAACATTGTTGGGTTCACTTATCACTGAAGAGTTTCAAGGTATGTTAGTTGTTGTACATCTTGGATTTCTTGGAGATAGTAATGCTGTTACTGGTTCATTTAAAATATTCTCTGGTTTAGCTGATAATGTAGAGATTGCTGAAACAGGAACTACATCTACAGTTTCTATGAAGATAGAAAGCAGATTAATATTATTAGAGCAATCATCATCAAGGCGATATACAAATGAAGATCAACAAACAAGTCATGCAAATGATACAAGTTTACGATTTGTAGCCACATTACAGGATAAGGAAATAATATGGGGAAAAGCCTAAAGATAGATGGTTGGCAAGATCGACTAGGACTTACCTTTATATATTATCGCTCACAGCCTTTTTTGTGGGGTAAAACTGATTGTTGGTGTTTTGTGTCCGATTGTGTAAAGACACAGACAGGCATAAATCCTATGAAGATTGTAAATGGTTTATACGATACAGAAGAAAAAGGATATAAACTTCTGCAAGGTGCTGTAGGTAATGATGGGGTATATCGTAAGTTTGAAACAGAGAAAAATTTCTGGTCGCATTTTTTAGGAAAACCAAAAGACAAAAATCATCTTCCAAAGTTTGGAGATATTGCACTTGTAAAGTTGCCAAGAGTAAAAAAACTGGTTGCTGGGGTTGTAAGTGCATTTGATACAGTATTTGTAAATGGTGATAAAGGTGAACTTTTATCATGTCCATTAAATAGAATAAAAGTAATCTGGAGTTTGTAGAATGCCACAGGCAATAGTTACAGCAGTAGTTGGTGCAATAGCAAGTGTAGGAACAGCAGTTGCAACAGTTTTTACTGGCACTGGATTATTTGCTAGTCTGGCTAAATCATTTATCACAAGCACAATTATTTCTTTAGCTATAAATGCTTTAGCACCAAAGCCAAAATTAGGCTTTCAAGAGCAGACATTAAGAGACAGAAAAGAGATGATAAGACAACCATTGAGTCCAAGAAGGATAATATATGGTCGGTCTAAAGTATCTGGTACAATATTGTTTTTAGAAAGTGCAAACAATAACCAAGATATTTACATAATTATTGCTTTAGCTGGACATGAAATAGATGGCATAGACAGAATATATTTTGGTGATACACCAGTTGCATTTGATGGAGATGTTACAACTGGATTTAGGTCTGCACATTCTTCAAGCGATTTTGCTGGATTTGCTTCAGTTCAAGTTCTTACTGGAACTACAACACAGACACTTCCAACTGCTTTTACAAGTGTCGTTGAATTATCTTCTACAGATAAATTTAAGGGTATTGCCATATTGTGTGCAAAATTAACATATAATTCTACTGCTTATCCCAATGGTGTACCAGTTATCTCTGCAATAGTTAGAGGTAAAAAAATATTCAATACACATGATTCAACAACAAGATATACCAATAACCCAGCTTATGTATTTAGAGATTACCTTAAAGATACAACATTTGGATTATCTGTAACAGATGCAGAACTAGATGATACTCAATTAAATTCTAGTGCTACAACTGCTGATAGTGCTGTTGTTCATAAAGATGATAATGATAATAGAACATTTAGTGCTGTAGCGACTTCAGATGGCTCTGTAAATCATTATGTACATGATGGAGCAACAGTTTCATTACATGACGGAGATCAGATAAAGATAAGTGGCACAACTTATTATGTGATTTTATCAGATGGATTAACAAAAATTCATAATACGACATATAAAGCACAAGCATTTAGATTAGCAACCAACACAGCAAATTATAGAACAAGAACTGCAAATCATACTATTGGAAGTGGAACAGTAACTTGTGAAAGAACACATGAGATAGGTTTTGGCTGTGATGGCACTTTATTATCTAGTTCACAGCATAAAGAAAACATTGAGTCAATTCTTACTTCATGTGGTGGCACTATGACTTATTCTGGTGGAGTGTTTCGTATGGATGTTGCTTCATTTACTGCACCAGATAACAATAATGATTTAGGTGATGATGACATTATTGGTGATATTGCTCTTATTCCTAAAATACCTAGAAGAGATAGATTTAATGGTGTTAGAGGAACTTTCGTAGGTCCCGAAAATGGTTATCAAGGTGCTGACTTTCCTAGTTTTCAGCAAACATCTTTTTCAAATGCTGATGGAGAGGTTATATTTAGGGATTTCCAACAGAATATGTGTATTAGTGGCACACAAGCACAAAGAGTTGCAAAAACATTACTATTTCAATCAAGAAATGAATTAACAATAAAACTCAATACAACTCTTAAAGGTTTGCGATTATTGCCTAATGATAGGGTTAGGGTAACACATTCAAGATTTGGATTTACAAATCAGATATTTAAAGTCAATGAAGTATCTATAGCATCTTCTGCTGATACAGGAATTGCTGTTAGTTTATTATTAAGAGAAGATACTTCTCAAGCCTATGACTTTGATGTCAATTCAGAAATGGTCATTGTAGACCCAACACCAGATACAGATTTACCTACATTCAGAACAGTTGCAACACCAACAATCTCATCTTTTGCTAATGTTGGGGATTTGAATAATGATGGTACATTTTTATCAAGTGTTAAAGTAGTCTTTGCAGAAAGCACAAGTGGTTTTATAAAAAAGACAATCATTGAATTACAAGCACAATTATCTGGTTCATTTGTTACTGTAGATACTCAAGTTGTTGAGTCTGGAATAACTGAAACAAGATTTGGTGGTTTGATTGTAGGAAGAGTTTATAGAGTTAGAATTAAATGTGTTTCCTTTGCAGATGTTGAAAGTGCTTTTGCAACATCTTCTAATCTTACAATTACTGCTGATACAACAGCACCAAGTGCATATACTGGATTAACAGCAAATGCCGTAGGTGGTGGTGTTGAACTTGTTTTTACAAATCCAAGTACTGATGATTTTAGAGGTGCAGAATTTGTAATGAGAACTGGAACTGGAAATCCAAACTCTGGTGGAGATGCAACAATCAATTTTTCAGTTGCTGGTGCAAAATCCAAAGCCATGAGGATTACAAGACAAAATCTAACTGCTGGTACACAACAAAGGTTTTGGATAAGGTCTACAGATTTTTCTGGTAATGGTAGTGCATTTTTTCCAGACAATGCAGATGGAATAACTGCTACACCAACAAGTGGACAATTAGATGTACAAAATTCTTCTGGTACAAGTATTGTTTCTGGTGGTGTTGCACAATTAGGTGCATTTGGAACTATAAGTCAAATAACTAGTGGTAATGTTGCTAATTTGGTTGCTGACAATGCAATCATTGCTGGAAAGCTATCTGCAAATGCAGTTGTAGCCGATAATATAGCCAGTGGTGCTATAACGTCAGCAAAGCTAACAACTTCTTCTGCTGTAATTACAGATACAGCACAAATAGCAAATGCGATAATTACAAGTGGCAAAATCACATCTATTGATGCTGGTACGATTACTGCTGGTAATTTAAGTGCAACTAGAATATCTGGTGGCACATTAACAATCGGCAATGTT